GACATGAGACTGCTAGTGTGGGACAACATCGACATGGACAAAGGACAACTAAATTTAGAGCAATCGAAACGTAGATCAAAGGTTTATCTGCCTATCGGTGACGAGCTTTACGAGATGCTACTACAACAGAAGGCTGACTTTGGCTTTCAACAGTATGTAGCTCCCAGTATTAAGCCTGTACAGGGTAAGTACAACCCCTACAGCTTGGAAGGTGTATCAAAGATAGGAAGACGTGTCATGAAGCAATCTGGACTGCCTGACGAGTTGCGTTTAATGGATCTCAGACGTACTGGAGTTACGGAAATGATTGACAGTGGTGTCCCGATGGGTCAACTTATGTCTGTCACAGGGCATACAAACGTACAGTCAGTTAAGCCTTACATGAAACATACATTTGAGAGTGCTAAGAATGCTCTCATTACAAGGAGTAAGTATAATGTATAACTTATATAGTATACTAAAAGATATAGATGATCTACCTAATGGTGAAACTAAAAGGATAAACTGTCCTGAGTGTGGTGGATACAAGACCTTCACTGTCACGAACAACATGGGCAGGATGATTTGGAATTGTTATAAGGCATCGTGTAGTATCTCAGGATCAAAGCCTGTGCATATGTCAGCGAATGATATACGTCAGGCTATTGAACGAAAAGAGAAAGCACGAGAACATTTTGTAATGCCTGAGTATGTTGTGCCGTACAGGGGACAGCCTGACATTACTAGATTCATGGAAAAGTTTGACTTGATGGGGGGACTGTATCATGACGTAAAAGATAATCGTGCTTTGTTTCCCATCATGCAGGACGGTGTAGTTGTGGACGCAGTTGGGCGAAGTCTTAGAAATAGTTTACCCAAGTGGAAAAAATATGGGAATAGTGGCTTGCCATACACATCTGGATGTGGTAGGATCGCTGTAGTTGTTGAGGATTGTGTCAGTGCCGTTATTGTAGGTAGTGACGTGTATGTTGGGGTTGCTGTGTTAGGCACGTCACTATCAGACATACACAAGAGGTATCTGTCACAGTTCTCTTCAGCAGTTGTAGCTCTAGACCCTGATGCCCTACCCAAGGCTATGGAATTTTTTAAAGATTTAAAGAGTACAGTAAATGATGTACGAGTATTACGATTGACTGACGATCTGAAGTATAAGCATCCTAACGACATTGAAAAACTAACAGCAATAGGAGAACAAATAAATGGAAACAGCATTAATTCGTAGTCTAATGGACAAGGACTTCTATGATGACCATAGAGGTATCAAGTGTCCCGATAAGTTATTTGGTAAAGATCTGCGTAAGATTAAGACATCTGTAGATTATGCCATGCAGAGATACAACAGGACAGTCACACCTGATGAGGTAGAAGCACTGTTCATGTCAGGTAATCCAACCATGACTACAGCACAGAAGCAAGCCTTTGGCGATCTGTTCTTACGTGTCAAGAAGGAGTCACCCCTTGGCAAGGACATAGCACAAGAGGTCTTGTCTAAGTTATTTCAACAGGTCATCGGTGAAGAGATAGCAAACCTTGGCTTTGATTATGTGAATGGTTCGCAGACTAGCCTTGAACCTTTGCGTAATCTGTTGGAGAGATACAACGATGACTTCATACCTGCAATGAATGTAGAGTGGGCAGACATATCTATCGACACTCTGCTTGCCAAGAATGACTTGGAAGCTCGTTGGACTTTCAACATACCTAGCTTGACTCGCAAGATAGAGGGTGTGAATGAAGGACATCTGATAGAGGTGGGAGCTAGACCCAACACAGGCAAGACATCCTTCCATGCATCCATGATTGCAGGTGAGAATGGTTTTGCTCGACAGGGTGCTAGGTGTATCATCTTATGTAACGAGGAAGCAGTACACAGAGTTGGCATTCGTTACCTCACTGCCAGTTCCAACATGGATCAGTACCAGATCAAGGACAATCCTAAGTTGGCTGACGAGAAGTACGATGCTGTCAGAAAGAACATCAAGCTGTATGACTGCACAGGTCGTGACATGGCATGGGTCGAGAGTGTAGCTAAAGCATACAAGCCTGACGTGATGGTGCTAGACATGGGTGACAAGTTTGCTAAGACATCAGGGTTTGCCCGACAGGACGAGGCTCTGAAAGCAAATGCTATTCATGCTCGTACTATTGCGAAGCAGTATGGTTGTGCCGTGTTCTACATGTCACAGCTATCTGCCGAAGCAGAGGGCAAGGTTATACTCAACCAAGCTATGATGGAAGGTAGTAGAACAGGTAAGGCAGCAGAAGCTGATCTTATGCTACTGCTTGCCAAGAACCCTGAGGTAGAGGGGGAAGATGAGTCCTCTCCACAGCGACACATTAACGTAGTGAAAAACAAACTGTCTGGTTGGCATGGCAAGATTGTCTGTGAGCTAGACTACAAGACAGCGAGGTACACAGCATGAGTAAACTACAACCAGTAAAAGGTGCATACTACAGACGCTTTCAACCTGATTCATATAGGGAGAATGATGGTAAGGCAAAACAAATAGTGATGGACTACCTAGAAAGAAACGGACACACGGACTTAGCATCAGGTGAAAACTTTTCTTTTGATATCAGTTCAGAAAAGAATGGACACAGATATTATTCTGAGGTAGAAATGAAGAATCAGTGGACAGGTGATTGGAATACAACATGGAAGGAGATACGCATACCCCATCGCAAAATAAAATTAATAAATAAATTTAGGGACATGGACGATAATTCATTCTTTAACTTCTATGTAATTCGCAGTGACTGTGAGTACGCTTGGAGAATTAAGGACTTCCTTATGACACAGGAATGTATAAAAGAAGTATGGTTGTCTAATGCAAGACGTAAAGAACATTTCTTTCACATACCCTACGAAGAAGCAGAACTAGTTAGACTAAAGGACACAGCATGAGATTAATACTTGATATAGAGAACAACGTAACCAAGCGTAACGATAAGCTACACCTTGATCCGTTTGAGCCTACCAACTGTCTAGTTATGGTAGGCATGAAGACAGACAACTGGGAAAGAGTGGTTACGTTTGAGCATTCGCATGAGCTACCAACTCCCAATGGCTTCAACATGGTACAGGAACAACTAAATAAAACTACTGTGCTTGTGTGTCACAACGTAGCACACGATTTGATTTGGTTGTGGGAGTCAGGCTTCAAGTATGACGGTATTGTATTTGACACAATGCTAGGTGAGTATGTGTTACAGCGTGGACAGAAGCAACCTCTATCATTAGAGCAGTGTGCAGAGAGATACGACTTGGACACTAAGAAGCAGGACACACTCAAAGCTTACTTTAAGAGTGGCACATCTGTGTCGGACATACCACATGACGAGCTAGTAGAATATCTATTGCACGATCTACGAGCTACGTTCAGTCTTGCCAATCGGTTACATCACAGGTTTATGAATGGGGACAACGGTCTGTTCGACACTGTTACTCATACAAACATGGTGGCTGTGTGCTTGTGTAAGATATATGCTCGTGGGTTTAAGGTTGACCTTGACAAGCTTGACGGTGTTAGAAAAGAGTTTGAGAAAGAGAAGCAAGATATTATTCGTGAGCTAGGACAGCAGGTGCAGGATCTGATGGGAGATAAACCTATCAACCTCAACAGTCCAGAGCAATTGTCTTGGGTTATCTACAGCCGTAAGCCAAAGGACAAGTCTGTATGGGGTAACTTCTTTGATCCCTACATGAACAAGTCAGACTTTAACAAAGCTGTAAACGAACACAGTGACGTAATGTATAAGGTATCAGCCAAGACGTGTCCTATGTGTAGAGGACGTGGATACATTACTAAGGTCAAGAAGAATGGCACACCGTTTAAGAAACCAAACAAGTGTCCCAACTGCAATGAGTCTGGTTGGTTGTACGAAGATAGACCAAATCAGATAGCAGGTCTGAAGTTCAGCCCACCTACAGCTAAGTGGGTAAGTGCCAATGGGTTTAGTACAAACAAGATTAATCTTGAGATACTAGAACACTTTGCCAAGCGTAGTAAGAACACTAAAGCAGAGTTGTTTCTCAAGCGTGTACGTAGACTATCTGCACTAGAGACATACCTGTCATCGTTTGTTGAAGGTATATCTACATACACCAAGCCTGATGGTAAGCTACATGTTAGATTGTTACAGCATCGTACATCTACAGGACGGTTCAGTGGTGCAGATCCTAATATGCAGAACATGCCCAGAGGTGGTACGTTCCCTGTGAAGAAGATCTTTGTGTCTCGTTGGGAAGGTGGCAAGATACTTGAAGCTGACTTTGCACAGCTAGAGTTTAGGACTGCTGCCTATTTGTCACAGGACGCTACAGCTATCAAGGAGATAGAGGATGGGTTCGATGTACACAGCTACACTGCACAGGTTATTACTGATGCAGGACAGCCAATATCCAGACAGGAAGCAAAGGCACACACGTTTGCTCCTCTGTATGGAGCGACAGGCTTTGGTAGATCGGAAGCAGAAGCTTCTTACTACGAGCAGTTCAATTCAAAGTATGGGGGTGTAGCAGAATGGCACAAGACTCTAGCCAAGGAAGCACTAGAGACAGGGTGCATCAAGATACCCTCTGGTAGATCGTTTGCGTTTCCTGATGTTGTAAGACGTGGCAACGGCACTGTGTCACACTTCACACAGATAAAGAATTATCCTGTACAAGCATTTGCTACGGCAGATATTGTACCACTAGTTCTCATGACTATAGATAATATGCTCATGAATATGGATAGTTGCATAGTGAATACTGTGCATGATTCAATAGTAATAGATGTTCATCCTGACGAAGTGGATGACGTTCTAAAAATAGTAAATAGTATTAACAGTTCTATGAAGAACATCATTGATACTCGTTGGAATATAGACTTTAATGTCCCCCTAAAATTAGATGCAAAAATAGGTGACAACTGGCTTGACACCAAAGATGTATGATGATATAACTATAACACATTTTAACTATAAGGAGATAATATATGAATATAGTAACACTAAATGACAGCCCTGAAATGATAGCGAAAGCTATGGGAATGACGCAACAGCCTACAGAGAAGAAGTCCTCTGGAGTTACATTGCCCAGACTAAAGATACACAATAGTGCAATCATGGGTACTGAGGAGATCAAAGGTAAGCAAGTCAATATCGAAAAGCTTTCTGGTGGATCTTTCAGAATTGACATGCCTGATGAAGGGGGTACTTATTTTAAGGAGAACCTTGAGTACAGGCTCTTCTTCCAAAGGTTTATGTACAAGAGATGGGACACATCTAAGAACAACTTTGTCAGAACTATAATGACGGACAGTCTAAAAGGTCTTAGAGACATGGATGTTAAGGATACCGATGGTGGTTACAACTGTGGTAGAGCATCTGGTTTCATGGCAAAGGAAGACTTTGATGCCTTGCCTGACAACAGGAAAGCTTTGATCCGATCTGTTAAAGAGGTTAGAGTTGTGCTTGGTCTTGCAAACTTTAACGGTGCGTTGAAGCAAGAGGGTAATGATCTTGTGGATGCTGACCTTGGCATTGTCCCTTTTGTTTGGGACGTACAGAACGTGGAGTCATCTAAGGACGTTGACGCTATAGTGGCTAAGTCTTCACAGCTTGGTGTAAAATCTTTGGAGTTTTTTACTAAGGTAGAAACCAGTGAGAGAAAGTTACCAAACGGTAATAGCTTCTATGTTACTAAGTCCTCTCTAGATGTATCTAACAAGGTCAAGATTGTTCCTGCTGATGAAGAACATTTTGTCAGCTTTCAGTCTTGGATACAGGGTGTGAACCAGTGGGTGATAGGTAAGCACAACGAGCTTGCTCACAATCACGAGGGTGTAGATAAGGAACTTGTTGAGTCCTTTATCGATATAACATCCGAAGAGAAGGTTCAGTAGCGATGAACCACAAAGCAGAGTTAACACTGCATCGGTTCTTGAGTGAAGCCACTGACGGTGAAAGGGTATTGTCTGACGCAAACATTGATAAGATTGCCGAAGACATAAAAGAAGCCTTACACCGTCAGCTTGGCTCACAAAACTCAAGGAAAGAATTTAGACTACGTATGTCTAATATAGGTAGACCTACCTGTCAGCTTTGGTTTGAGAAGAATCAACCAGAGAAAGCACTGCCCTTCCCTAAAAACTTTATCATGAATATGATGCTAGGGGATATAGTTGAAGCTGTGTTCAAAGGGTTGCTTAGACAGGCAGGTGTTGCCTATGAGGATTCCAAGAAAGTAAGTATGGAACTCAAGATAGATAAAAAGATTGAGGGTACATATGATATAGTCATGGACGATGCTGTGGACGATATCAAGTCTGCATCTGACTGGTCTTACAAAAACAAGTTTGAATCTTTTGATACCCTTGCATCAGAAGATCCTTTTGGATATGTAGGGCAACTTGCAGGTTATGCACAGGCTACCAACAAAAGAGCAGGTGGATGGTGGGTCATTAATAAAGCCAACGGAAACTTTAAATATGTACCTGCTGACGGTTTAGACTTGACAAAGGAGATAGATAAGCTATCTTCTAACTTAGACGTAGTAGAAAGTAACGAGTTTAAAAGATGTTTTGAACCAGTAGAAGAAACATTTAGAGGAAAGCCTACAGGCAACAAAGTTCTAACTAAGACATGTTCTTTTTGTAGATACAAACATGCCTGTTGGGAAAACTTGCAAGAGATACCTTCACTAGTATCACAAGCAAAGATTCCAAAGATTGTTTCATACATTGAAATAGGAAAGGAGACAACACTATGACAGAGACAACAGCAACACTAGAAGAAATGGAGAAGAAGATCAAAACTATGGAGACTAGACTAGCGTCCATGAAGAAAGCATATAAGAACAGGAAGCTAGAGGGTCTACGTATTGCTATGGAAGCACGTAAGTCTGCTGAAGATGCAGTTATGGACGAGCTAAAAGCTTTAGGGTATAAGCGTGTGCCTTATAAGAATCTTACATCATACGTAGATCAGATGAACTCCGTCTGGCGATGGTAGGTGTTATACTCTTCTAAGAAATATCAGGTAGCACGTAGGTTAGGCTATCGTAGTGGGCTTGAGGTTAAGCTCTCAGAGTATCTTGATGAACTAAAGATTAAATATATCTATGAGGGCATCAAGATAGAGTGGGAAGACTTAGCTTACAGACAGTACACACCTGACTTTGTGCTACCTAATGGTATAATAATAGAGACTAAGGGATTGTTTACAGTAGCAGACAGGCGAAAGCATCTGTGTATACAACAACAACATCCCAAGCTAGACATACGTTTTGTGTTTACAAGTAGCAGGAGAAAATTACAGAAGGGTTCTAAGACTACCTATGGTATGTGGTGTGAGAAGAACAACTTAAAATATCACGACAGAATTATACCAGAGGATTGGTTAAAGGAACGTAAAAAGAAACAACACCCTGTGTTCATAGAGTTCTCAGGGAAAAAGATTATAAGGAGATATGCATGACACAGAATGGATTTAAAGACTTGCATTTTAAATTAGATGATCAAGATATAATTATACGCATGAAGCCTATACTTGATCATCAGAAGAATTGGACAGGAGATGTACACCTACAGGTATTAGACTCTGTACACAACCCTCTATCAGACAGAGACTTTAATGATCTCATGTTCTTTGCGAGAATGTGTCTCGTTGGTATTGACTTACTTAGGACAGATGAGGAATGGTCAAAGAAAGTTTATCAGATGGTTAGAAAAGAAATGGATGACGAAACGAAACCTGAAATTGTTAGTAGACACGGCAACGTAATTAGAGTAGACTTTAAATCAATGAAAGAGAAACTAAATGGGAGTTCATGATATGGCAAAATGGGAAATGAATAATTGTAAGGATAAGGATATGGTCAATAGCCCACCACACTACAACAAGTATGGTGTCGAGTGCATTGAAGCTATTCAGTCAGCTACAGGTGAAGGATACGAATATTATTTGCAGGGTAATATTATTAAGTATCTTTGGAGATACCGATACAAGAATGGTGTGCAGGACTTAGAGAAAGCACAGTGGTATCTTAGTAGACTGATAGAGATAAAGAATCAGCAAGAGACAGACTCAGGGCAACTTGATCTGCTTGAAGGACTGAGCGACTATAGTGATGGTTGTTAAAGTATATCTCACCCTTAATCTAGACAAGGATGACTACCCTGTCCCTGCTGACGGTGATCCTAGTGAAGAGATAAAACAAGCATTAGAAGAGTTTATCTATGATATTGATGGGCTAAAAGTTAAAAACATACGAATAACATTGGAGGAATAACATGAACGATTATCAAAAATTTATTGCAATATCTAGATATGCTAGATGGATAGACGAAGAGAATAGAAGAGAGACATGGGAAGAAACTGTAGATAGGTACGTATCATACATGTCACAGAAAGTTAAGGGACATCTTCCTTTGGTGCAGATAAAAGATGCTATAACTAAACTAGAAGTTATGCCGTCCATGAGAGCATTGATGACTGCAGGTTCTGCTTTGGAGAGGGACAACACAGCAGGGTACAACTGTAGCTATCTTCCTGTGGATGATCCAAAAGCTTTTGATGAAGCTATGTATATATTATTATGTGGTACAGGTGTAGGCTTTTCTGTCGAGAGACAATACGTGGATCAATTACCAGAGATACCACAGAAGTTGGATCATGTTGACACATGTATACAAGTACAGGACAGCAAAGAAGGATGGGCAAGGTCACTACGCAAGCTCATAGGACACCTGTATATGGGTGAAGTTCCTGTATGGGACATGTCAAAGGTAAGACCTGCAGGTGCTAGGCTCAAAGTGTTTGGTGGTAGGGCTAGTGGACCTGCCCCTCTCATTGATCTATTTAATTTTACTG